GGAAACCCACCAGCAATGCCTCCAGTTTAGTAATTTTTCCTATAAAAAGGCGATTTTTAGGCCTTATTTAGGTATTTTTTCTTATTAAATTGTAAATAATACTAGTTTCAAAACGCTTTCTTTAGGAGTAATTATATGTCCACGCGAGAAAAACTTGAAAAGGTCCTCGAATTTATCATAAACGAGGAAAATGAAAAGGCCAGCGACCTCCTTCATGATGTATTTGTGGAAAAGGCTCGTGGCATTTACGAAGAAATTGCAACTGATACAGAAGAAGTAGCAGAGGCAGTAGAAGAAGAAGTCGAAGAGGCAAAAGCCGATGACGACGATAAAGAAAAAGTAGACGAAGACAAAGAGCAAGTCGACGAGGCAGACATTCAAGATGAATTTGCAGACGATATCGAAGCCGATGCAGAGCAAATTGATCAAGAAGAAGTATCAGAAGATGATATGGAAGATGAAATGCCAGAAGAAGATGGTATGGAAGATGCCGGTGATGATTCAGTAGATGATGCTTTTATGAATGTAGAAGATGCTTTAGACGAATTAAAATCTGAATTTGCTAAGTTAATGGGTGACGAGGAGCCCATGGACGACGAGATGTCAGCAGATGATATGTCCGATATGGTAGATGCAGAAGAAGAAGATCCATTAATGATGGGCGGTAATGATAAAGAACCAGTAGAAGAAGAACTCGACTATGAAGAAATTGGTGAAGCTGTTAAATTAGACGACGGCGAAAAACATGTTACCTCTACATCAGAAAAATCAGCTTCCCCTGTCGGTGGCGGTGATAAGCCAGACACAGGAGCTTCGGCAGTTAATATGTCAGAAGGCGGAGACGGAGATGATATTACTCCTGAAAAACCGAAAGTTGACGATGGTGGAAATGTTAATACAGTACCTGGTAAAGCAAAATTGGTTACTGTTTAAAAAGGAAAAATAAATGGGCGTAGCATTAGTAGAAAAATTAAGTTTCGATCAAGCTAATATACAAGTAGAATCCGTTGATGATGGTGGGCAAAAAAACCTCTTTATGCGAGGTATTTTTATCCAAGGTGATGTTAAAAATCAAAATCAACGAGTTTACCCAATTAATGAAATTACTAAAGCGGTTAAATCGCTTAGAGAGAAAATTAACTCAGGGTTCTCGGTACTAGGAGAAGCCGACCATCCAGAAGATCTAACTGTTAATTTAGATCGTGTTTCGCATGTTATTACAGAAATGGATATGCATGGTGCGGATGGAATCGGAAAACTTAAAATTTTGCCGACACCTATGGGTAACCTAGTTAAGACTCTATTAGAGAGTGGTGTTAAACTAGGTGTTAGTTCACGGGGATCCGGAAACGTAAGTGAGGGTGGAAAGGTCTCCGATTTTGAGATTGTGACAGTTGATATTGTCGCACAGCCAAGTGCCCCAAATGCATACCCAGACCCCATTTACGAGAAGCTTCAGCATTACAAAAAAGGCGGATCGTTAATGGAATTAGCAGAGGCAGTAAGGCACGATAAAAAGGCGCAAAAACACCTTACTAAAGGGATTGTCAGTTTTATTGACAGTCTCAAAATTTAGGAGAATTTAATATGGCAGACGCTTTTGAAGAACTATTAGGTGGTGACGTCCTGTCGGAAGATGTTAAAACTTCTTTAACAGAGGCTTGGGAATCAAAAATGACTGAGGCTCGAGAGCAGATTACAAATGAAATCCGTGAAGAATTTGCAGAGCGTTATAATAACGATAAGACGCAAATTGTTGAAGCAATGGATAACATGTTAACTGATGCTATTAAGCAAGAAGTTGAAGAATTTGCTCATGATAAGAGTGCATTAATTGAGGCACGAGTTCAATACAAACAAAAAATGCAAGAACATGCACAAGTATTGGATCAGTTCTTAATGAACGCTCTTAAAAAGGAAATAACAGAACTTCGAGAAGACAGAAACACCCAAGGCGAAAACTTTAAAAAATTAGAAGGTTTTGTCTTGAAACAATTAACAAAAGAGCTCAACGAATTCCATAGTGACAAGCAAGCCGTTGTAGAACAAAAGGTAAAACTTGTTAAGGAAGGAAAAGAACTCTTACGTAACACAAAAGCTAATTTTGTTAGAAAGGCTGCAGAAAAAGTAGAAAGCATTGTAGAAAATACACTTAGAGGAGAGATTGGTGCTTTGAAAGAAGACATCAAATCAGCACGAGAAAATGCTTTTGGTAGAAAAATGTTTGAAACATTTGCAGCAGAGTTTATGACAAGTCATTTAGCTGAAGGGACAGAAGTTAAAAAACTGTCCGGTAAAATTAAAGAAATGGAAGAACAACTTGAAGACGCTAATAAACAAATTACTGAAAAACAAGTTGCTATTTCTGAAGCAGAAAAGAAAGCTCGCATAGCAGAAGGTACTGCAAAGCGAGATAAAGTTTTATCAGAATTGTTAAATCCTCTTTCGAAAGATAAGAGAGAAATTATGCAAGATTTGTTAGAATCAGTACAGACTGACAATCTTAAAAAGCAATATGAGAAATATTTACCAACAGTTCTTAATGAAAATGTTAAAAAAGAATCTAAAAAAACAGAGTCTAAAGAAACATTAAAAGAGAACGTAGAGCCAACAGCTAGAACACAGAAAACTGTGGTAACAGGTAATAAAACAGTCCACATTGGTCCTGAAACATCGGATCCGGGTGCTGAGATTATTAACCTTAAAAAACTAGCAGGATTATAATTTAAGGAGAATTAATTATGGCAGACGCACTTTTTGAGTCCAACTGGCAACCGACTAAGGACGCTCTGTGTGAAGGACTAGAAGGCAATAGAAAAGCAGTTATGGAAACTGTTTTAGAAAATTCAAAAAAGCATTTAATGGAAGCAGCTTCTGCAGGTTCGACATCTGCAGGTAATGTTGCTACATTAAATAAAGTTATCCTTCCAGTAATACGAAGGGTTATGCCTACTGTTATCGCTAATGAAATTATTGGTGTTCAGCCTATGACAGGCCCAGTAGGTCAAATTCATACATTACGTGTGAGATATGCCGAAACAATGACCCATACTGGTGGTGGCCAAGCAACAGTAGCTGGCGACGAAGCACTTAGCCCATTTAGTATTGCAGCAGCATATTCAAATAACGCCGCTGCTACTATCGCAAGTGATTCAGGAGCCCAAGTAGGTACATTAGAAGGCGAACCAGGGCATAAAATGTCTGTACAGATCTTAAAGCAGACAGTAGAAGCCAAATCACGTAAATTGTCAGCAAACTGGACTTTTGAAGCAGCACAAGATGCTCAAAGCCAGCACGGTTTAGATATTGAAGCAGAACTTATGGCTGCTTTAGCACAAGAAATTACTGTTGAGATTGACCAAGAAATTCTTGGTTCATTGCGTTCATTGGCAGGATCCAATTTTACGTATGATCAGGCAGCGGTTTCGGGTACTGCTACTTTTGTTGGTGATGAGCATGCCGCTTTAGCTATTGTAATTAATAGAGCAGCAAATAAAATTGCCGCAAGAACTCGCAGAGGCGCAGGTAACTGGTGCGTAGTTAGCCCTGAAGCATTAACTATTCTTCAAAGTGCAACAACTTCTGCTTTCGCAAGAAGCACAGAAGGTACATTTGAAGCACCTACAAATACAAAATTTGTTGGTACACTAAATAGTTCTATGAGAGTTTATGCCGATCATTATGCAGCAGATGCTACCTCTGTATTGGTTGGTTATAAAGGTTCAGGCGAAATGGATGCCGCAGCTTATTACTGCCCATACGTTCCGTTAATGAGCTCCGGTGTTGTGCTTAATCCAACGACAATGGAACCAGTCGTTTCCTTTATGACACGATATGGATATGTTGAATTGTCGAACCAAGCATCGTCCTTAGGTAACGCTGCAGATTACATTGAAAATATAGCTATTTCAAATGCAGTCTTTGTTTAATTTTTAAATTAAACAAAAGTAACTATTTTTTAAAAAGGTGCATTGTAATAAATGCACCTTTTTTTTATTGCCCTAGTTAGGGTTTATGGGGAACCAACCCCGTATAAGGTTAGAACCTTAAAGGAGAAAACAAATGGGAAGACCTATTAATAAAAGATATTTCGGACCACCAGCTGCTGGTAACGAAATTAAAGTAAGATTTAGAGCATCAGGTCAAGCAGAAGCTAACGGCTGGATTGTTAAGCAAGTTGGTTCAAAACGGTTTAAGTGTACAGACGGAGCAAATACTGAAGTTTGTACATTAGCAGATAAAGATCAGGGAACTCTAGCAGTAGGTGATATGACTATCAGTATTAAAGATAGTGAAGATTCAGATGCTATTAAGCAAGTTACAAAAATTTCAGGTAGAAAAATAACAGTAACAGGTGGAACTTCTATGGCGTGGGATTTTACCGAAGGTGTAGCCGCAACCGTAGAAATGGAAGAAGCAGGAACAGATACTTCATTTACAGGTGCAGACGACTTCGAAGCCGATTGATAATCTATTCTAAAAAAAAGGGGCATACTTTGCCCCATTTCTCTTAATTTAACCAACCCTTCAATTTTCGATAAATATTTAAAGAATACTAGGCCCCCGAGATCTTGCGATCTAACAAATATTTTTTGCGGGTTAACCTTAGGCTAGTTAGGATAAATATTATTATGAGAGCTAGAGAATTTGTCATTAATGTACCAATAAAAATAAACATCAATGGTGATGATGACCCATCAATAGAAATGGGAAACGAAGACGAATCTAGCAACTCAGGTCAATATACCCCAATTTCTCCACTTCAACAAGAAATAGAAATAGAAAAAGCAAAAGTAGGAATCGATAGCCCAGGTATTCAACAGATTAAAAA